GCCTGGTGCTTCGTGGACCACTACTCCAAAGCACAGTGCCCTAGCTGCGTGCGCGCCTAGCTGCGCTCTTCTTCGGTAGGGCTGGAGGGTCCGCTGGCGCCCACACTGGCACGACCTCGACTCGGTCGGCAGGGAAGATCTCAACGCGACGGATCAGTTCGGTAAGCGTCACACGCTTTGACTTGACGCTGATTGTGTTCCACTCCGCGAGCAGCCCTTGCACACTCTCCAGGTAAGGCACCGGACTTTTCGGCTCAGCTTCGGGAAGGGGCAGCGCGTCGAGCTTCATCTGCGCATCGTTTTGTTGCTCTATGAACTTGTCGCGTGTTCGAACGTACGAGTCGCGCGGAATGTCACCGAGCGCGTACGCCTCGGTGGCCTTGTCTAGACCTTTCAAGGCGGTCTTGATTTCCTTCTCGAACTGTTTACGCTTACGGCCTAGGTTGGGCTGGCGCTTCGGCTTCGGCAACGCAACGCGACCAGCCGCGATTGAGTCAATCTCGACAGTGACGCCTACAAGCCAATTACGCACACTTTGCTCGACCACTGCGCGCCGAATGTAGACTGGATCATGCTTTACATGCTTACGCGCGCGAGCCCCACAACGGTAGCCGTAGCCGGGTTCGCCATTACTCATATGGATCTGAGCAGCAGATGAGTAACGATTCTCCTGGCAGAGGCCACATTTTATGAGACCGGCAAGGGGGTAGACCGGCTCCAGTGCGCGAGCTGGTGTTACTGAGCGAGCATTCCTGCGGTCCCAGTATTCTTCCCAGGAATCGCCATTGATGATCGCCTGCTGACCGCCGGGGCGGAAGTAATAGTGATCCCGCTTCTGGCACCTGCCCGGCTCCAAGCAGCCCGCATCCGGCTTATGGCATTTCAGCAGGCCAGCGGCAAATCCGCTATCCAGATACCACCGTACCGTTTGATCCTGCCAGGGATCGCCACGAGTGTTGAGGAAGCCGAATTCGTTCCACCGGATGGCAACTTCCCCGAACCCGGTCTTCCCTTTCCTGTAGTCGTCGTAAGAGTCAAACGTAGCCTCGCCCTGCTCTTCCGTGATCTCGTACCGTTCGTCCTGGAGAGTCCATCCACCAGCGCCATCGGGCAAGCGCCTCGGGTACCAGTCATATCCGAACCGCTTCCCTCCGGTTGCGGGCAATCCGAGCGAGCGGCGCAGTTCATGCGTTTCTTTCCATGTCTCCCCAGCTCGGTTGCTCTCGAAGGCGGCGATGGCGAAGAGCATGTCACGAGTGAATTCACCAACGGCCGTGGAGACATCCACGTCTTCGGTAGCGCTCAAGAGTTGCCCGCCAGCCTGCTCGATGCGGGCAAGATTCAGTGCGACCCCGTAACGACTTCGGCCGAACCGACTGAACTTCCATACCCAAATTTCACTGTATTCACCCGCCTCCACCAGTTCGATTCCCCCCATGATCTTCCGTCTGAAGTTTCGACCAGTGGCGTCATCGTCGACAATCCATTCCGCGACGAATCGACCACGCCGCAGAGCAGCTTCCTCTACGACACTCTTCTGAATATCAACACTGATCATCTCGTCGCGCCACGTTGATACGCGCGCATACCCAAGAACCGGAATCAGATCAGTGGAGCCATCTCTTAAACCGGGCGCGTAGATCTTCCGTTCCGGAACATAGAGATCTGACGGCGGAACCAGCAGTTTCCTGACCCCCAAAGCCCCTCCCTCGATCGATGCGGGCCATTACAGGATGACATAAGAAAAAGACCCGGCGGGGTGGTTTCTCCGATCCCCGCCGGGGGATTTCATGCCATCTGGCTAAACGGAGATCGGGAGCCCTGGTGAGGTGAGAATCGGTGTGCCGGAATCAATCGTTCGAGGAGTCCTACTCAAGGGCCAGTACTGCGCCCAGAGGCCGGCGCCGATGCGCCTCAGGGCCTCGTTCATCTCGTCACGCAACTGAGGTGACACGTGCTTCTCGCGGATGAGCCAGACAGCACTGCCCGCCTCCTCAAGGACGACGACCACCTTGCCCTTGAGCATGGCGGCGGCCGGGGCGATCTCCCACCGGACGGTAGCTTGCCTGAAGCCGTCCTCCGGCTGAAGAATCCTTTCTTCTTGAGTCCACCCCTGCCACAGTCCGTGACCGACGTGATGGCGCGTTACCGCGTTCACCTCCGAGCAGAGGCGGTCAGTGACGTGGTCTGGATGAAGGTAGACACTCATGTGGCGCTCGCGAGTGTCGTCGACATACATGAGCTGCCCTGACGGGATGAGGTCGACGTTCGCCCGGTAGTACGTCAGCGACGTGCAAAAACTCGACATTAGGCCCCCTACGTCCGTGCCACGCGCGAGGAGACCGCGCGACACGGCAGCATGAACTGTTGGCGATCACTTCCACCCCCCAGGCGGAAGCCCATCATGCCCCGGGTGCCACTTTGAGCCAATACCTTACGTACGGTGAGTGACGAACAATTTTCAACTAACCCGCCACCATAGGCAGTTGAGCGGACTTTTTTACCTTCCTACCCCTGCTTCAGCTTCCGCCACGACTGCATCATCGCCTTCAGTCGGGCTCGATCGTCGTCGTCCAGGTCTCCCATCTCGTGGATCAACGCCCGCACCTCCTGATCGTCGGACCAGGCCGTGTCGATGCGGAAGAACTGGCGGCCGGCGGCCTCCTGGACGAGCGTGAGCGGGACGTCGAGACCGGTCGCGAGCCCTTCGAGGGTGGCGAAGTCCGGCGGGAGGACTTCCTTGCCGGTGGCGAGCCTATGGAGCCAGGAGTACTTCACGGTCTGGATGCCGGCGTGGTTGACGCAACGAGCGGCCAGCTTCTCGTAGCTGAGTCCGAGGTCCCGTTTCCGCTTGACGACCAAGTCCTTGAGGTCGGTGCGTGGGGCGTCGCCGCGCGGCTCGGTCATCGGTTTCTCCTGGTCCGTGGGGGCTGGCGGTGTCCATGGTGTTCGTGGGGCTTGTGCGCACATCCGCTGGTCAGGCGGTGCGCACATTGCTTTCCATGGACAGATTGTCCATGGCGATCAACGTGAACGCCAGATGACTTAGGCGACCCAGACCAAAAACACACCATCCATTGCACTGCATGGACAAGTCGTCCAAGCCGTGCAATGATCGAGTCATCCAAGCAAAGCAATGAGCCATTGCACGAGGTGGACATGACGACGCCTGCCCCCATGTACCGACTGGTCGACCGCGACCTCCTGAGGCGCCTCATGGAGCGCACCGGAAGCGGCGCCCCCGTCAGCATCCGCGACCTCGCCGCCGCCGTCGGCGTCCCTCACGGCACCATCGGCAACCTCCTCTCCGGCTACCAGGAGAGCGTCCCGGCCGACATCGCCCACCGCATCGCGGCCCAAATCGGCGTGGCCGTCCTCATCCTCTGGGCGCCCCCGGCCGCCCCGGACGAGATCGCCCCGATGCCCGTCCAGATGCCGGTGTCGGCGTGACGGCCGCCGGAACGAGCCTCGGCCCCGCCGACGTGCGGGACCGTGCGATCGCTGCTGCGGCCAACGCGCTGGTCGACGCGGTAACGGAGCGGGCCTCGCGGACGCCGGCCGAGGCGGCGAAGGCCGCTTGGTACCCGGGTCACCCGCTCGGGTCGGTCGAGGCCATCGAGGCGGAGATCCGTCGCCGCCGCGAGGAAACCGCGCGGCTGGGCGAGTTGCCCGCTGCCGCCTGACCAAACCCTGACGCGCCGAAGGGCCGCCCGCTTGCAGGCCCGGCGACCCATCGACTTTCGGCGCCCCTACCCATCACAGAAAGAGAGGCCCCTATGGGGACCCAGAGTACCGACCCCATCCGAAGCAACCAGCTCATGGCCGCCCTGGCGGCGGCGGAGCACCTCGTCTCGATGTCGCCCGTCGCGCCGTACGGCGTGAGCACGGGCACGGCGGACGAGTGGGGGTACCTGCCCGGCTCGTACACGTGGCGGATCGGTGTGCACCTGCACTTCGACGACGTGGAGGGGCTTCAGGCGTTCGCCGAGGCCCTGAAGGTCCCGGTCGCGTCGTACCTCCGTAAGGACGAGCGGACGTTGACGTTCGCGGACAGCACGCTGGGCGAGGTGCCGTTCCGGGCGTGGGTGTTGTCGGCCGCCTCCGAGTGCTCCTCGGCGGTGGCCGCATGAAGATCACCCACCGCGACGAGTGGCGCGTGATGGCCACTCTCAAGCCCCGCCGCCCCGCCGACCTCGGACTCACCGGCCTTGACGACCTCGCCGAGTTCGTCGCCGTGAGCAGTCCGATCACGGTCGCGGTGCTGCCGCGCCGCCTCGGCAACTTCGGGTTCGTGTCGATGAGCGACAGCCTTGCGAGCCGTGACGTGGAGGGCGACTACCGGCGCCGCTGCGAGGAGATCGCGGCCGAGCTGCGGGACCGTCCGCAGGTCGACGAGGTGACGGTCACCTGTACGGAGACCCACGTGTGCTCGTACTGCGGGCTGCGCTGGGAGGTGCTGACCGCCGAGGAGGCGACCGACCGCAAGTGCCGGCAGGACGAGCACTCCGTTGACGGCGAGCCGGTCTGCTGCGAGGCGGCCATCGCCGAGTTTCGCAAGGAGCACGGGATTCCGGCTTTGGCCGGGACGGGTGGTGCGGCGTGAGCGACTCGATCCTCGTCCGCATCACGCTGGACCGGTTCGACCTGGCGTCGACCGTCAAGCAGACGCAGGTCCGTGTGGAGATCCCCGAGATGGCCCGGGTCGGCTGGCTGCTGCCTGAAGAGATGTACGGCGCGCTGGTGCTGCTGCCGTGGGAGGAGGCCCTCCGGGAGGTGTTCGCCTTCACGGACGGGCGGATCGTCCCGGAGTGGGACGCGCAGTTGGTGGCGGCTCGTCAGCGGGTGCGTGAGTGGCTGGCGGTGGATGAGCACCGGGCTGCGATGCACGAGGCATGGTTCGCGGCGGAGGCGCGTCGGCATCCGGTGTCGCGGTCGCTGCTGGCGGACGTCGAGCGGCTGCGCGTCGAACTGGATGTGTCCGAGCAGCGCAGCGAGCGGCGTCGGATCGCCTGGCGAATGGCTCGTCAGCACGCGATCGCGGTCGGTGGCGCTGCGGACCGGTACGCCGCGCGGGCTCGGAGTGCGCAGGATGCCCTTCAGCACGTGCTCTTCACGGTGATCGCCAGGCAGTTGGCGCTGAAGGCTTCGGTTGATGAGCGCAGTGTGTTGGAGGCACGGGTCGCTGAGCTGAAGGCCGAGCGGGCCGACAGGCGCGACGAGTTGGCGCTCGCGTTGGGCCGCGATAGCGGCTCCGAGTGGGGCGACCTCATTGAGTTCGCTGCTGGGGCCGTCAGCGTTGAGACGAAGCTTCGGGCTCGGGTTGCCGAGTTGGAGGGCGGTCTCCCCGCTATGCAGGAGGCTCTCTGCCGGGCTCTGGACCGCGTCTCCGATCTGGAGGCGGAGCGGCACAGCACGAACGAGGTGTTCGTCCCGCAGACGGAGCGGTCGCGGTGGGTGGCGATCGCTGACGCCCTGAACGCAGCGCAGGACGCGGGGATGCCGGTGGGCATCGACCTGGACGGGACGCTCACGGACCACCGCGCGTGGTCGGTGGTGTGGGACCGGGACGCCGGGCGGTGGACGGTCGCCGGGTACGACGACGGCGAGCCGGACGGGATCACGCGGCGGATCGTGCCGACGCAGGCCCTCCAGTCCGAGCCCGAGGCGCCCGCGCTGACGGTGTACCGGGCGTCGCGTGACTCGATCGCGATGGGCCTGTACTCCACGGCGGCAGAGGCGCGTAAGCACTGCGAGACCGTCGTCCGGCGTGCGTACACCGGCAGCGATTCCAAGGTGTCGCTCTGGTGGCGCGAGGACGAGGACGCCGTCGGCTGGCCGGAGGGCGGCGAAGCCCAGCTCTACGAGCGCGTGACGCCGAACAACTTCGGTGGCCGCAGCTACACCGGGCGAACGGGCTACGTGGTGACGGCCCTGGAGGTCGCCGCCGAGTACGACGCGGAGGCCGACGAGTGACCGCCCTGGAATGGCTCCTGTCCGGCGCCCTCGTCTGGTCCGTGCTCCTGGCGTACTGCCTGCTGGACGCGCCGACGCTGGTCATCCGCTGGAAGCGGGGCCGCCGATGAGTATCCGTCACGTCGTGGAGCACGCGCTCCTCTCCTACTACGGGGACAGCGCCGACCCTGACGCGCTCGTCGGCGAGGTGCTCGCGCAGTACACCGCCGAGTGCGAGGCCGCGGTCCTTCGCCGGGCTGCGGACGCGATCAGCGTGTTGCCGCAGGACTACGAGTGCGACCCCGGCCGGGGTGACGCGGTCGAGCGCCTGCGCGCCACGGCCGCCGGAATCGAAGCCGAGGTGAAGGAGAAGAGCAGCCCCACTGGGGCCGACGCCACTCCCACCCGCGCCGATCACCTCCTCGACACCATCCGCGCCCAGGGCGGCCGGTGGACCACCGGACGCGTCCAGGCCCACCGGCGCTCGACCGGCGGCCCGACGCAGCGCGGGACCGCCAGCCGGGACCTGGACGAGCTGTACCGGCGGGGCCACCTCCAGCGGTGCGGCGCGCAGGACGGTCGGTTCTACGTGCTCAGGAAGGACGGCGACCGATGAGCAGCCCGTACCCCGCTGAGCGGATCGAGCGGTACGTCGCGGCCCTGCGCGGCGCCGGCTCCTACGCCCAGCTCACCGACCGCAGCGACTTCGTCCGCTTCGCCGAGGCCGTCATCGCCGTCGCTGACGCCGAGACCGACCCGGTGTACCGCGACGGCTACGCCACCGGCCGGACGCAGGCCGGGCCCGACGGGTGGTCCCTCGCCGAGTTCACCCCGGTGTTCACCACCAGCGACGGCACCGACCGGGCCATCTCCGAGCTGCGGCACCGCTCCTGCGGGGGCCTCGTGCAGGGCGTCGGCCCGCACTCCCTTATCGACCTCATGGCGCTCGCCGCACGGCACGAGTGCCAGCCCACCAGGAAGGACGGCCGCCCGTGAGCGACCGCATCGACGGACCGTTTCCCGTCACCGTCCGCGCCACCGACAAGGGCGCCGAGCTGGACATCAGCCTCTACCTGATCCGCGCGCTCTTCACCGAGCTGTGCAGCCAGGCCGCCGAGGACCCGCACGGCGTCGGCGAGGAACTGGCCGCGATCGGCGACCTCCTCAAGTCCGCGCTCCACCAGGGCCCCGACTCCCACGCCCGCCACGAGTACGACGCCCAGATGCAGCGCCTCGTCGACACGTACGCGGACGGCGGCGTGATCCCGCTGTACGGGGCGGCGGTCGGCCAGTTGCGGGACGCGTGCGCGCGGATCGCGGCCCCGCGTCCGGTGCCTGCGCAGGAGAGGAGGCGCACGGCATGACGACGGCCAAGTGCCACTGCGACCAGCCCGATGCCGATCCGTACGCCTGCCCGGCCGAACCGGAGGACTGCTCCGGCGAGTTCCTCGAACTCAACCCGCACTCCGGAACGCGGCCCGTCGACGTCGCCAGCGCCAAGGTCTCCCGCACCTGCCCCACGTGCGGCTGGCAGACGGAGACCTGGCACATCGACGACGGGTCCGCCGAAGCCGACCTCCACAAGCACGTCACCAGGGCCCACAGCGGCAGCTACAAGGAGAAGGCGAGCGCGACCGAATGACGAACACCGTGCGCGCCGGGGCTTCGGCCCCGGCCGCCGGCCGGAAGGTCACCCCGACCGGCCGCCTCATCCTCCCCGCCGACGCCGACCGCGCCGCCTGGCTCACCGCCCGCCGCTCCGGCATCGGCTCCTCCGACATCGCCGCCATCCTCGGCATCAGCCGCTACGGCAACGCCCTGTCCGTCTGGCACGACAAGACCGGCGGACTCCCCCTGGAGTCCGACGACTCCGAACCCGCCCTGTGGGGGCGCGCGTTCGAGGAGACCGTCGCCCGCGAGTGGGCCCGTCGTAACCGCTCGGTGGTCCGCCGGGTCGGCCTCGTCGCCCACGTCGACCGCCCGTGGGAAATGTGCACCCTCGACCGCCGTGTCCTGGAGTGCCCGCTCGCCGACGGCGCAGAGAAGTGCGCGGTCGAGATCAAGTGCCGCGACAAGATGAAGGCGTCGACGTTCCGCAAGGGTGTCGCGGACGACGTCCTCGTGCAGACCCTGTGGCAGGCCATCGTCTGCGGCTTCGACCACATCCACGCCGCGGTCCTTATCGGCGGCAACGACTACCGCCAGTTCGTCGTACGGACCGCCGACCACGCCCAGCTCGTCGACGACCTGCGCGCGGCAGGCGAGCGGGCCTGGCAGCAGATCACCAACCGCCGCCCGCCGGTCCTTGCGCACGACGCCGACCCCGATGTCCTCCTCGACCTGTACGGCCGCCTCCACCCGGACCGCGCCGGGACCGTCGACCTCACCCGCGACGTCGACACGCAGGAAGCCGTCGAGGACTACCTCGACGCGCACGCCGAGATGACCGCCGCCGAGAAGCGGAAGAAGGCCGCGAAGGCCCGCATCCTCTCCGGTCTCGGCGGTGCGGAGGCCGCGACGGTCCTCGACAAGCCGTACGTGTCCCTCGACGAGCGCACCAAGCGAGCGGCCGACCTGAGCCGTCTCGCCGAGCGCTGGCCCGACGCCTACGCCGACTGCGTCGAGGACCGCACCCACTACCAGCTCAACATCCCCCGCTCTGTCCGTGAGGAGCACAACGCATGAGCACGATCCAGGAGCGGGCCGCCAGGATGGCCGGCCGCACCGAGGCCGCCGAGCAGCAGGACGACGACGTACAGTCCCCGGCCGAGGCCGCCGAGCAGTTCCCCGTGCCCGACCCGATGGCCGACTACGAGCCCGGCGACGACGACCCGGAGATGGTCCCGGTCCACATCGCGTGGCTGCGGGTGCGCCGGGAGATCCGCGCGATCGGCAAGGGCTCCGAGTACAACGAGCGCGGCACCCGCTACAACTACCGCGCCGCCGACACCGTCGTGCAGTACTTCGGGCCGGTCACCATCAAGCACGGCGTCAACATCCTGCCCGCCAGGACCGAGACCGTGTACGGCTCGAAGCAGACCAAGTCCGGCTCCACGATGCGGGAGTGCTCGGTCACGGTGACCTGGCACATCGTCGGCCCCAAGGGCGACGTCCTCATCGTGCAGACGGCGGGCGAGGCCCTCGACACCTCCGACAAGTCGACGACGAAGGC